GGTAAAACATTAGCTGCAATTAATTTCACTTTATACTGGGCATTACAAAAGAAGAACCAAAAGATAGGTTGGTGTAGTCCGACATTTAGTCAAGCTAAATCTGTGTTAGATCAAATAGTTAAAGCAGCACCTGACTTAGTAGAGTCTAGCAATAGAATGGAAGCGGTAGTCACGCTAATAAACGGCTCTAGTATAAAGTTCTTATCTAGTGATTCAGCAGATAACATTAGAGGATTTAGATTTACTCATTTAATTATAGATGAAGCTGCATATGTTAAGCAGAGTGTTATAGATACTATACTACTACCTACATTAAACCCTAACGGTAAAAAATGTCTACTAGTAAGTACACCAGCAGGAAAGAATCATTTCTTTAGTTGGTATATGAAGAATGACGTTATTAGTCATAGAATAACATTAGAAGAGTGTCCTTACATTAGTAAGACTTTATTAGATGAAGCTAAAAGCTCATTACCACCGGATATATACTCACAAGAATATCTTGCTTCTTTTATCGATAGTGCTAATGATGTATTTAAGTCTATAGAGAAAGTAGCCTTTGTAGGAGAGTATAGAAGAGGAGGAGATGTATATTGCGGAATAGATACGGGATTAAGTTCGGATGCAAGTGTTATGACCCTTATCTCTCCCATAGGTAGAGTAATGAACGTAGTTAGTATATCACAAACAGATATAAATACGGCAGCGACGTTATTCTTAAAGGAGTTACAAGGATACAATGTAGTTGGCGGTATGATAGAATGTAATGGAATAGGACGTGCCATGTTTGACTTAGTTCAACCAAAGCATAGACGTATAAAACAATTACATACCAATATCAATAATAAAACAGATATGGTACGAAGATTAATTAGTGATATAGAAACATGTACTATTGAATTACCATCAGCTGAACTATGCCCTGATCTACATAGAGAATTTGCTACATATACTTATAAGCTTAGTAATACAGGTAAATTATCTTTTAGTCATAGTAGTGGAGCCCATGATGATTTTATCGATAGCTTACTTATGGCTAATTATAGTAGAAACCAATTTATGGAACGTAAGCCTATAACAATAAGAGGAAGAAAAGGAGTAAGTGCTTCTTTTGGTACACCAAGATAGGTGATACTTTTATATAACATAATACTATTTATTACAAATGAAGAATAGCATTGAATTAACTGTACCAGACTTTATGACTATAGAATCATATGCAGATATGAATTCTTATGAAGGTCAAAGTAAGGTAGGAAAATTAGTCCATACAGTTGCAGTTTTAACAGGAAAAGAAAAAGAGTATATACGTAAATGGTCTACTGAATCATTAATTAAGGTAGCCAATATATATGCTGAGATAGCAGATCATAAACAGTACTTTCATCCTATAATAAAATGGAAAGGTAAGATATATGGATTTGCTTCTATAAAGAATGCTAATTTAGGAGAGTATATTGACTTAGAGTTACTATGCAAAGATTTAGAAGTTAACATGCATAAGGTAGCAGCTATACTATACAGACCAGTAGTTAAACATAGATTTAAAGATATCTTATTTAATGTAAAGCAGGGTGTAAAGGTAGCTAACAATAAAGTCGATAATCCTTTTGATTGGTATGAGTTAGAGGAATACGATAGTAAAAAAAGAAAACAAGTCGAAGAAGACTTTAAAGAGTTTCCAGTACATTTATTTTTAGGAGCTCTATCTTTTTTTTTGTCAACAGGAAGTCTATATTTAAACAATACAGCTTATTTGGAAAAGACTTTGACGAAGAAACAGACGAAAGAGATAGAGAAGGAGATTCTGGAAAGTCTTTCTCAGAACATTACGGATGGTGGGGTACTCTTTACCAACTCTCTAAAACCTCTTTACTATCAATCACAGGAGATAAAAGTTTAACAGACGTTAATTTAATTACGGCATTAAACTACTTAGAAATAGATAAAGACTATAACAATGAAATCGAAAAAGCAAATAAAAAAAGCATACGACAAGCAAGAGGAAGATATTAAGCCTATTGCTACACCTAAAGTTTGTACTTGTGATAAGACTAAAGACCCTGATGGATGTTGTGATGGTTCTCATAAGAAGAAACCTCGTAAGATGATTAACCGTAAAGCAGTACAAGCAGAAATAGATATAGATAAAAAGATCAGAGCTATGTTAGCTACAGGTCATTATAACCATAACCAAATAGCATCAATGGTAAGAGGTGCTAATTTACAAAGAGTAAAAGACAATGTCAGCAGATAGAATAAGACGTAACGTATCATATACAGAGATAATAGAATTATTTCAATCAAGATGTGATGCACATTTAGCCATAGCATCATTTGATAGTGGTACTATAGACTACTTAGATGCATCGGCAGTAAATAGAAAATATCCTTATATTTTTCTTAGACCAATGAACTCTATTCTAGTAGATAGAACTCGTACCTTATCATTCGAATTATACAGTCTAGATATACCTAAACTTAAATCATCGAACAACGTAGAGTTACTTGCAGATACAGAGATGTACGTATATGATCTTATGTCTTACTTTAACTATGGACCAACTACTATACAGCAGACTTACGATATGGCAATAACAGACTGTGTTCCTGTTAATGAAGCATTTCAAGATAGAGTATATGGATGGATGGCTAATATAGACATTACTACACCATTTAATTTAAACTACTGCGTATACCCAGAATACCCATAATATGTTAAAGACTTTAAAAGCATTAGCTAAACTTATATCTAGAAAGAAGAAAGAAAAAGCAGGCTCTCTTTTTAAAGGTACCGGTAGACTTAAAAGATCTATTAAGGAAAAAGTTATTGGTAACGAGAAGAAAGGATATGCAATACAATCACAAATGGTTGATTATGGATACTTTCAAGATAGCGGTGTTAAAGGTTCTAGTGAAGGTAAATGGAAGAATAGAGTAAGAGCAAATAAAAACTCTTTATATAAACCAGGTAAGTTTAAAGCATCACATGAAGTAATAGGAGGTCCTTTACCATTTGCTGCTAGATACGTAATAAGAAGAATAGGTTTAAAACCTAAACCATTTGTAAAGAACTCTGTATTAGAGGTAATGAATAATGTAGGATTAGATATGATAGCAGAAGCAACAGCAGAAGATGTCGCATTACAGTTTACTAATACATTTAAAAACGCTAAGATAGGGTAATGGCATTAACTATATTACAAGAACCGACTTCACCTAATGTATCAAGTACTAATTTGATATATACTGTTAGTAGTTCTAACGTACCTCAATTTCAGTATAGATATATTGCTGATTTATATTATAGTGGTAGTGCAACTAAGTTAGCTAGATTTAAATATCCTCAGAATAGCTCAGGTACTGCTAATATAGATTTAGCTAGACCTATAGGAGATTATTTAAGTACAGACTATAACTGGGCTACTGCTCCATCTAGTACAACAGAATTTTATAGTAGTTCTTTGACTGCTAATACATTTACAATTAAGTTTGGAGAAGAGTACGGTACAAGTTATAATAGTGCAGTTACTACTTTTGAGAATGAAGCTTCTGCTTCTATAGCAGTACTAAAAGGCAATATACAATACCCTACACCATCTGACTTTGACGGTAATACGGGTGTAGTAACAATAGCTACAAGTTCAATAAACTTTAACTCTTTACCTTACGCTTGGGATCCTTCTACTACTGCTAATACAGACATATCTGGTTATTCAGACGGTACTTTATCAAATAACCCTAATATGTTAAACGGCCCTGCTACTTCTAAGTACTATACAGAACAGAATATTTTTGGTGGAGCATTGGATACTGCTACAAGAAAAACTGTATATAATAATACAGGATCAATAGGATGGTATGTAGCACAGCCAATAGGTACTACTGATATAGGGACAGAAACTTACTATTATGAATTTAACTCTGCATCTTTAGGTACTTTAGTACAAAGACAAATATTTTTCTATGACGATAATAATACTCAAATTTTTTATGGTATACAGTTTGGTTATAATGTCGATCAAGGTTTAGTAACTATACCAGTAGGTATAGAACAAATGGGTAACATTGAAAATTCATCTTCAACTAAATTATCAGATGTAATCTCAGGATCAGCACAATGGAGCTGGTATCGTACAAGGATTAATGTACCAGGTACATCTATTGATAGATTTGAACATTACTACTATAACGAAGATAAAGGACCAGAGGTTATGAAGTCTTATGATTCTACAATAGTTGTTAAAGCACTTAGACCAGGTTTATGGCAGTCAGGTAAATATTACCCAACTTATTGCAATAATGAAAAAACAAGATTTGCATTTATTAACTCTTTTGGTGTTTGGGATTATTATAACGTATACATGCCTACTCGTAGAGTTACTAAGATAGATAGGAAAATGTATGAACAATCTAGAATAAATCTAAATGACCGTATAGCAACCTATAACGTCTCTAATAGAGGTGAATTACAATACTATACCGAATATACAGATGAATTTGAAATAACGACAGACATAATCGATGATAAGGAGTCACAATGGTTAAGAGAGATGTTTGAGTCAACAGAAGTATATATTCAAAGTGGTAGTGATTTTATACCAATTAACATACTAAATAATCAAGAGACTATAATAAATAATAAAGCAAGAAATAAGAATTACCAATATACAATAAGATATCAATTTAGTAATTTAAGAGAACCAAGATAATGTCATTTACACTAATACAAGAACCTACTAACCCTAATGCAGCGTATACACGTTTACTATACACATACAGTGGTAGTATATATACAGGTCAACCTCAATTTCAGTATATATGTGATGTTTATGTATCTGGTAGTACTAACATTATAAAGAGAATGACTCAACCTGTTAACCCTACAGGTACAGTAACATTTGACGTTTCAAGAATTATACAAGGAGAATTAAGTGCTGACTATAATTGGAAAATAAATACACCTACACCGTTAGTTGGAGGTAATAATAAGGGTAGAAAAATATTTAAAATAAAAGGTGGAGAACAATTTGGAACAAGTATAAGTTCAAGTGTAACAGTATACCCAGATCAAGATATAAGCACATTAACAGCTTTTCAAGGGGTAATTGAACCTAATGCAGGTACATATAACTGGGAAAGTTTACCTCCTCAACCTATAATTCTAAGTAACATGCCGACTACTATGTCTATGCAACCAGATGATTATGGGACTATCACCTACACTACAAATATTACTACTTATATTAGTCAAAGCTTTTATTCTTCTTCTGAAGCAGGAGCTCTTTTAGTAGATGAAAAAAACTATACAATACCTATATCAACTCCTTATGTTTTTACAGAAGTTCCTATATCTTCTTCTAATCAAAATTGGAATTACGTAGATGTAAGTATTTCAGATTCTACTGATGAGTTTAAATATAGATATGAAGCATCAGATGAAACTCATAGAGAAAAGACAAGATTTGCTTTTATTAATAAATTAGGAGCATGGGATTACTATAATAACTATAATCCTGTAAGACAAGCTATAAATGTATCAAGAGAACAATATACTGCTCCAAGAGTAGATTATAGTAGTAGATTAAGTACATACGATATAAGCCGTAGAGGTAAGAAAGATTATCATAATAGTACAGACGATATATTTACAGTAGATACAGATCTATTAGATAAGACTAATGCTAATTGGTTAGAAGAATTAATTGAATCTCCAGAAGTATATATACAAAGAAACGGAGAGTTTATTCCTATAGTCATTACAGATAGTTCTTATGTAGCTAATCAAAATCAAGCAAGACAGAAATTATTTCAATATACTATAAACTTTAAACCAAGCAATCAACCATTTGGTACTTGGATACCTGAATATGTTAGTTGTCCTCCTGTTAGTGAGGGTCCTACTGTAGTTGTAACTGATGCTGCTACTAATATTAACTCAAGTAGTGCTACGTTAAACGGTCAAGTAAGTAATGATGGTGGTGTAACAACAGAAAGAGGATTTGTTTATGCTCCTTACTCTACTACACCGACAATAGAGCTTGATTTTAAAGTAGTAGAAGGTAGCGGTGAAGGATTATATAGTTCTAGTATAAACAGTCTTACTACTGGTTCTAATATTTCATATAGAGCTTATGCAAGTAATAGCTTAGGATTAGTTTATGGAGATGTAGAAGAATTTACTTTACTTGGAGATTTAGTTTTACCTGAATTTAATCCTTATGCAGGAGGTATAGCAACAAGTTCATTAATGTACTGGTATGACTTTACCGATAGCGGTAGTATGACATTAACAGCTTCATTAGAGGGAGGTACTAACGGTATAGGAGCTATACAGAGTAAAGGTGAAGAAGAAAATCCATCAGGCCAAAAAATAACTTTAGCTAAAGGATCAGATTTAAGTACTTTTATTCCTCCTACTTACGAAGGATACTTTACACAGTTTAGCAGTACACGTGCAGGATCTACAGATAATGGTCACGGTAAGCTATCAAGTGATTATGGTAACTATACAACTTCTTTAAATGGGTTTACAATAGGCAGTACTACAACTGCTATAATCTTTAGTGAGGTTACATTTGAAGACCCTACTAAAACTAACCTTATAAATTACCAAGAAAATGACGGTAGTGCAAACCACTTTGCAAACTATAGTTTATTAGCAACAAGAAACTCAAATACTGCACCAGGGTTTACCGGTAGTTTTATAAGTTCAGCAAGCTCTTATATAAGTGCTTCTGGAGCTGAATTTAAAAACCCAGATGCATTCCACGGTGTATATTATAGTTATAGCGGATCAACTAGTCCAGCAACTTGGGAGTCAAGATTTGTTAAATACGATGACAGTTCAGGATACACTATAACAAGTGGTAGAACACCAAGTGAAACTGTAGCAAGTCAAAGTGTATTATCTATAAGTACCGGTGGTGCATTTAAAGACTTTTTAACTATAGGTGGAGATTCAGCACCAAGTAGTACTGATATGACTCCATTTAAACTATCACATTTCTTGTACTATACCGGTAGTTTAACAAATGATCAAATAAACGCAGTAATAAATTCATTTACAGGTTCAGTACCTTTTGGTTACCGAGTAAATAAAATAAGTAACTAAGATGATAAACGATTTAATTTTAAGGGTAACATATAACGGAGTCGTAACTGATTTAGACGTAGATGGTGCTGTACCTTTAAGACTTGATATATCACAAGTTGATAATCAAGAGATAGGAGAAGTATTTGGAGTAAGCTCTCAAAACTTTAATCTACCGGGTACAAGTACTAACAATAAATTCTTTAATCATGGCTACTTAGAGTCTGCCATAGATGTACCGGGTTTATATGATACTATAGACTGTAGTGTATTACGTAACGGAGAGACGCTCTTACAAGGTAATTTACAGCTAAATGAGGTAGTTACAAGTGATAGTGGATTTACAACTTACGATGTTACGGTATCTAACAAAGTAGTAGAGTTTAACGAAGCATTAAAAGATAAGTTTTTCTATGAAGCTAATTTTAGTGACTTAGATCATGTACTTAATACTGATAATTTATTTAAGAGTTGGGAACCAAGAGCTACTAGTACGTTTAAAGACGGTGCTGTATTTTATCCTTTAGCAGACTATGGCTTTGATAATAGATTAACATTTCCAACATTTCCAAGATTATCTGCAGATGGTAATGAAGCTACAGGTAGTTCTGCTAATCCAGACTATCCTTTATCATTAGGTCAATTTTTACCTGCAATAGGTGTAAGAGAAGTATTCGATAAAATATTCGATCAAGCAGGATATAGCTATAGTAGTAGTCTTATATCTTCTACAGACTTTGATAACTTATTTGTATTGTTTAAAAACCAAGATGCATTAGGTGTTGTAACAGACCAATCTACAGATACAGCAAACTTATTTAGTGGTTTTGCTCCTCCTATGGTTACAGTAGGTCCAGTAACAGCAGGTGATTATACTTTTAGTGAATTAATAAACGTTAGTTCCTCTGTTAGTGACCCGGGTAGTAATTATAGTTTAGTAACAGGTTATTATGAAGCTCCTAAAGATGGTAGTTATACTTTTGAGACTAGTATAGACTTCACTAACGGTAGTACTTCAACTACGATAGGTACAGGTTTTTCCGCAGGAGTAACAGTAGACTATA